AATTGATTCATTTAGATTCTGCATGGTTGGTGCCGTCAAGACTCCACCCGCAACTGCGTCTTTAATCGCCGCCACGTTGTTGTTCAAAATTTCATCTAATCTTAAAGATGCTTTAGCGGTATCTTCAAGAGTTTTGGGTTGGTTCTTTTGAATATCTATTAATTTATTAAATTCAGGTTGTGTTAGCTCTGATAGTTCCTTTTTTGTACCATCCTCTAAAGTGACTTTATAAGTCTTAGAGACACTATCCATTTTAGCAATATTCGCTAAATATTGCTTGTCTTCTTCACTTGCAATTGTAAGACCCGCAGCATCTACCGCGGATAATCTTTGGTCAAGTTCTGAGGCGGCTAATCCCATTTTTGACAATGACCCTGCAGATAACCCCGCAGCTTTTTCCATTTCTCTTAATGTTAAAACCCCTTGAGGATTAATTTTGAAAGTTTTGGTTTCAGCGTCGAATTCAGTAAACTGTTTCGCAATGTCCGCTAAACTGTCTTGTAATCCTGAAGGGTCATTAATTGACATATTCATTAATTGGAATGGGTCAACTAAATTTCCCGCTGCAACTCCTAATCTTTGGAATGCCCCTGCGACTTCGATTGCACCTTCTGGATCTAAAACTTTTTCTGCCAGTGCGAAAGTTTCTTTCATTTCGAACCTTAACATTGATGCCCTTGCGGCCATTTTGGTCAAACCTTGAACGCCCCCCTCAAACTGATATCGGTTCATTTGTTCCATATTTTTTTGAACATCACCGATAACTGTTTTAGCATTTCCACCAATGCTTTGAACATAGTTCATGGATTTTTCGAGGGTTTCTGGTATTCTTTCAATACTCAATCCTACATCCAAAAAACTGTTTGATAAAGTTTCCGCACCTAACCCTAAAACTTTTTGTATTGTATATAACTTTTCAACCTCTTCAGCAGTACTTATAACATTTCGCCTAGATGCTAATGCTACTTGACTTATAATTTCAGAAACATCTTTGATGTCTCCTCCGAGTCTTCTTACACCAGGCGTGGCATCTGCTAAGGCATTTTGTACCTCATAAACTCTCTCCCTTGTTTGAGTGAATGCTTCTAATACCCTATTACTATACTCAGATAATGCTTTTTGAGATTCAATAAAGTCTATTTTGAAGTCCTTTCCACTTCCTCCAAAAGAAAAACTTTCTCCTGCTGGTGTACCTGTACCTGATCCTGATGCTTGAAACATAATATTGCGTTATATGTATAAATATAAAAGGACTGATTTTTCAGTCCTTTCTATTTAATTCAACCCATTTATCCAAAAGATACTTTCTAACAAACAATGGCATTATTAAAAAATCGGAATATGAAATGCCCAAAAGTGTTTTCAGATAGTAAAATTCATCTATTTGTCCCTTTCTATAATCAGAAGAAAGGGCGAAAAAAGTCCACCCCAAACCCAACATTGACTGTTAGTTTCTCTCCTGATGGGGCTATTACTGTTCTTGTTAAATCTAATTTAGGTTCATTTTCATCCATGAACTTTCTAATGTATTTTGAATCTGCAATGGGCATTTGGTCAATAAATTTAGAAATTTCAGTCCTATCTTGAACTCCATTAATTTCTATGATTTGTTTGTTCAATCTCCATGTTACTTTCGGTGCCACTCTACCTTGTGGATAGGACTCACCCATTTTTTGGACTTCCATAATTTCACCATAAGTCATGGGTTTTAATTTAACCGTTGCTTGAGATTTTGGTAACGTAGTAACAAATGTCCCATCTTCTAATGGTAGTTGGCCTTTTATAACATTCAACTCGTCTAATCTAACTGTTCCCGTAAATGGTTTTTTTGTAATTGGGTCTGACAAACTTAATTCCATTTCAGGACCGAATGCGGTATTTCTAAGAAAAATTAAAATAGATTCAACATCTCCTTCCAACAAATCTTCGATACGTACATCGGGTTCATATATTTTCGATCTCAATAAATTTTGAGTCATGTCATTTCCACCACCCATCAAAATGTTTTCATCGTTAGCGGTTAGATATCCAACTTTGATTGATTTTTTCTTATTCTTGTAAAAGACACCTTGTGAGGGTAAAGGTACAACATCGTGTGGTAACGAAAAGTTTGCTTGGCCGTAATCTCTTGATTGATTTTCCATATAAAAATTTAACCGTAAAGTTTATTTCTTTACGGTTAAATATAAAAGTGTTTTATTTTTAATAAATAGTATCTTGATAAATTAGTAAACTAACACACATCTGTCCATTCTCAAACTAGCAGTAATTTCTGCTAATCCGTCTGTGCTATATCCTAATGAACCAAAGTTAACATCTGTTAAAAATGTTCCATAAAGAATCCACTTTTCCACAACAACTCCGGTTGGGTCTAACATTTCGAGGTCGATGTCTTTCTTATAACCTGCGGCATATCCCATACGACCTGTTACAGATTCAGCGTGTAAACGAACCCACTCCATAAGAGCCTGTGCCGCTGATGGACCAATTGGGTCTCTAAATTTCACACTAATCGGATCCCAATTGAATCGTCCCGCAACGTATGTTGATGTATTTAGGAATTGTATTTCTGTAGATCCTATTTTAATTGATGGTCTTGCTGCAGATTCAACAAACCACTCATTTATACCAAGTGATGATGGAAACCTTAAGATAAAACGATTCTGTCGTTTTGGTTCGTAAGGAATCGGCATTTTCATTAATAAATCAGCCATGTGTTTTTAATTTTTTTTTTGTTTCTGTTATTTTATAGATAAATATATCCGTACTCAAAAATTTTTCTATTTACTTTTTTTTTGAGATCCGTATTCTTAATTTACTTCTTTCTTATAGCCTCCAGCAGTAGAATAAGTTTTAACAATATTATCTGGTTTATTTTTGAAATGCTTTTGCATTACTTCTATATTTTTTGGATCATCGTCACTAAATCCTATTGATAATTTTTCTGGATTAAATTTATTAGCAATATCCTTTTTTAAAAATGCCTTTTTATTAAGTACTGCTGCCATTCCTTTAATATAACTAACAAAATCTTCCATCGCTTCGACTTTGGCTTCTTCAGGATTAACAGCCCCTTTGTCGTCTCCAAAAGATACCGGATGATACTTATTAAGTTCTAAATAAGATTTGATAAGTTCCTCATCCGTCATTTCATCTTCACCCACAAAAGACCTATATTTTTTTAGATTTTTTATTAACTCATCTTTATCTATCCCGTTGAAACCTTCTATAATATAGTTATAAATTGCTTCTTTTATAGTGTTTGGATTATGACCTCTCGCAGTTATTATCGCAAATATTGAACCATTATTTATTGCTTCTCTAAAATCATCGAACGCCGGTCCTTTTTTTGCCCTTAAAGAGTCCACCAAAAAATCTTTGTCTCCCTCAGTTCTAAAATTTCTAAATGGTGAGTCGGCATACCCTACAATAGTATTACCTTTATATGAGAATGGTTCGTTACCAATCTTGTGTCTGAACTCGGCAAAATCATCAGTAGACATGCCAATCTCATTACCATCTTCATCTTTGACCAAAATTTTTGTTGGCATATGAACTATATTATCGTCCCAATCGAACGCATAATACTTTAGGTCCGGTGCCCCTTCACTTTTGAATCCTTCTGTAAACTCTTTTCTCATTTGGCTAAAGGGGGGATATTGTCCCCCCATAATTTGTTATTAGATATTTTCGAACGAAGCTCCTGTTGGAGTGATGAAGAATTCGATATCGATGAATTCTAGTGCCTTCGTTGGTTTTAAGTATATCTTACCTGTTAATGTATTTCTATCTAAGTCTTCAGGTGTAGAAGAAACTGTTACTCTGAAGTCATAAAGACCTCTATCTCTCCTTATTGAATCTAAGATAGGGTTAACACTATCTAAGAATTGTTGTCTAACGATTTGGTCGTTTTGTTCGAACAACAATCTTACCGCTACTGCTGAAATTAACTTTCTTGCTTGAAGTAACAATCTTCTTACGTTCAATCTGTTAAGTGCGGTGTCAGCAACTTGTAAAGTTTTGTTACCCCAAATTACTGTTCCCACATCAGAGAAAGTTGCGATAGGGTTAATTCTACCTTGATAAAGTGTGTCTCTATCTTCTTGAGTCAACTTAACTCTCGCCTTGATTGAATTTACAAGACCTCTTGTGTAACCCGCTGATGCGAACCAAGGGAATGCGATGTTATCTGTCAATGCTAAGTTTCTACAAACTTCACCTGTTGCAGGTAAGTAAATTTGTGTATTATTAACAGTATCTCTTGTAAGAATCCAAGGATAGTAAGTTGCTGTGTAGTTAGAATCAATTCCTGTGTTATCCAAGTTATCAACTGCTTCTTGAGAGTAAATGATGTCTTGAGGATTAGTTGCATCAGGAGTATACATGTTATAGTCAGGAGTAGTTGCGATATAAACTGAATCTGCTCTTGAGAATTGTACCATGTCGATAGTCTCTTCTACAAGGTTAGAGTTGTTTACATAATCGATACTTGATGTTGCAAATACGTTGATATTAGTTGATTCAGGATTTGCAAATGTCAAAATACCGAGTAAGTAAGCGTAGTAGTCAGTGTTTGCAAAATCTTGAGTATTGTTTTGAACTACAATTCTCTTGAATAGACCGTCTCCAGTTGCATTTGGATATCTTGTTGAAGGGGATGCTCCCGCTAAGTACCCATCTGCACCTAACACGAATCTATCTTGATTTGTTCTAAACTCTCTATAGATATCCCATCCATCAAATCCACCAGCGAAACATACTGTATATTTTCTTGAGTAAATAAAGTAGTATGGGTTTTCTTGAGTTTCAGGGTCTCTTGTAAAGTCAGCGACACCACACTCAAAAGCAGTTTGACCACTTGTCAAGGATGAGTTTGAGATTGTAAC